ATAATGGCATGGCTAAAGAACAAGCCCGCGCTGTGCTTCCAGAAGGTAACATGGGCTCACGTTTGTATATGAACGGAACACTTCGCTCATGGGTTCATTATATTGAACTACGCTCTGGCCACGGCACACAGAAAGAACATATGGAGATTGCACGAGCATGTGCAGATGCTCTATCCCCAGTATTTCCAATGATTAAGGAGTTCGTCAATGACGCCTGAAATTAATGTAGTAAAAAGAGATGGAACCAAAGAACTTCTGGACATCGACAAGTTTCATAAAGTTGTGTCATGGGCTTGTGAAGGTATCACTGGTGTCAGTGAGTCAGAGATTGAAATCAAATCTCATATTCAGTTCTATAACAATATTCTGTCATCAGATATTCAAGAGACGCTAATCAAAGCGTCTGCTGACCTCATCAGTGAAGAGTTTCCAAACTATCAGTTTGTTGCTGGTCGTCTAATCAACTATCATCTTCGTAAGGAAGTATATGGTGGCTTTGAGCCTATCCCTAATGGATTGTATCAGCATGTGAAAGATGTCATCAAGGCTGGATACTATGACCCACAACTATTAGATTTGTTTGATGAAGAAGAATACTCACAACTGGAACGAATGATTGTTCATGGTCGTGATGATGATTTGACTTACGCTGCTATGGAACAGTGGCGTGGTAAATATCTAGTAAAGAATCGTGTAACTGGTAAGTTTTATGAGTCACCTCAAGTCGCATATCTACTTATCGCTGCATCTTTATTCTCATCGTATCCAAAAGATGAGAGAATGAAATGGATTAAGGAGTACTATGATGCTATCTCACAATTTTATATCTCGCTTCCAACGCCAATTATGGCGGGAGTTAGAACGGGGCAGAGACAGTTTTCTTCGTGTGTTCTCATCGAGACAGACGACTCTCTGGACTCCATCAATGCAACGAGTTCGTCAATCGTCAAGTATGTTTCTCAAAAGGCTGGCATTGGTATTGGCGCTGGTTCTATTCGTGCTATCAATAGTTCTATCCGTAATGGTGACGCTACTCACACTGGTGTTATTCCTTTCTATAAGTTGTTTCAAAGCAGTGTCAAGTCTTGTTCGCAAGGTGGTGTCAGGGGAGGTGCAGCCACGCTCTACTATCCAATCTGGCATCTTGAGATTGAAGACCTTCTGGTCCTCAAAAACAACAAAGGCACCGAAGACAACAGAGTAAGGCATTTAGATTATGGCGTCCAGTTTAACAAAGTTATGTACGAGCGTTTGCTCAACGGTGGGGATATTACTCTTTTTAGTCCTCACGATGTTCCAGAGTTATATGAATCTTTTTTCACCGACTCTGATAAATTTAGAGAACTATACGAGGCGTGCGAGAGAAAAACGTCTATCCGAAAGAAAGTAGTTAAAGCAAGTGACCTGTTCTCAGCATTTGTACAAGAGCGTAAGGATACAGGTCGTATCTATCTTATGAATGTTGACCATGCTAATGACCATGGTGCATTTGTTAAAGAAGCAGCGCCAATCAAGATGTCCAATCTTTGCTGTGAAATCAATCTTCCTACTAAACCATTGAAGGATATCTTTGATGAAGAAGGTGAGATTAGTCTTTGCACATTGTCTGCTATCAACTGGGGTCTTATCAAGAAGCCAGAAGACTTTGAACGTCCTTGCACACTTGCTGTTCGTGCATTGGATGCTCTACTTGACTATCAAGAGTATCCTGTTCGTGCTGCTGAGAAGTCGACAAAGAACAGACGTCCGCTTGGTGTTGGGATTATCAACTTTGCATATTGGTTGGCCAAGAACGAGACAAACTACACCAATCCAAATCTTGACCTTGTAGATGAGTATGCTGAGGCTTGGTCTTACTATCTAATCAAAGCGTCTGTGGATCTTGCTGAGGAGAAGGCACCTTGTCCTCTTGCACCTGAGACTCAATACTTCCATGGTCGTATGCCTAACGATACATACAAGAAGGATGTAGATGAGTTGGTTGAGCATAAAGAACGTATGCCTTGGAAAACATTGAGAGCTCGATCTAAACAATTTGGTATTCGTAACTCAACACTAATGGCTTTGATGCCTGCTGAGACATCTGCTCAGATTAGTAACTCTACAAATGGTATTGAGCCAGTACGCTCATATATTACTATCAAGCAATCTAAAGATGGTATCCTCAAACAAGTTGTTCCTGAGTATCGTCGTCTGAAAAACAAGTATGAGTTGCTGTGGGACCAGGAATCACCTGAAGGCTATATAAAAATTATGGCTGTATTGCAAAAATATATTGACCAAGGTATTTCTGTCAATACATCGTACAATCCTCAGTTTTATGAGGGAGAGAAGATTCCACTCTCAGAAATGCTCAAACATATAATTATGTTCTACAAATATGGCGGCAAGCAGTTATATTATTTCAATACCTTTGATGGTGCCGGTGAAATGGAAGAAGAAGTCCCGTTAGCAATCACAGAAGTCGACGACGATGACTGTGATTCGTGTAAAATCTAAAACGCTATATATAACACCTCTCAAGAAAGGCCCGCCCAATGCGTTATTCCGTTTTCGATAAAAAGAAAAGTGACCCAACCCTTGCAAAAGTGTTTCTCGATAACACTGTGAATGTTGCCCGCTATGATAAGCAAAAGTATCCACACTTTGAGAAACTAACTGATAAGCAGTTGGGGTTCTTCTGGAGACCAGAAGAGATTGATGCTTTGCGTGATTCAAAAGACTTCAAGGCACTGTCTACCCACGAGCAACACATTTTCACCTCGAATCTAAAAAGACAGATTCTGTTAGACAGTGTTCAGGGGAGAAGCCCTAATGTTGCATTCCTACCTATCATCTCTCTCCCAGAGGTTGAGACGTGGATTGAGACCTGGTCATTCTTTGAAACTATTCACTCAAGGTCATACACTCACATTATTAGAAACGTCTACGCTGACCCTAGTGCTGTGTTCGATGAGATGCTCGACATTAAACAAATTGTTAGTTGTTCGGATGAAATCTCACGCTACTATGACGATCTCATTGAATATAGTAGTTGGTATAATCTACTCGGTGAGGGCGTGCATAGAGTTATTCCAGCAAATACTACCGAGCCACAAGAGATTGACATCAGCAAGTTTGAACTCAAGCGTAAAATCTGGAATTGTATTATGTCTGTCAATATCCTGGAAGGCGTTCGTTTTTACGTATCGTTTGCTTGTTCGTGGGCTTTTGCCGAACTCAAAAAGATGGAAGGCAATGCCAAGATTATCAAGCTCATTGCTCGCGATGAGAACCTTCATCTTGCTTCCACTCAGCATCTACTCAAAGTCCTGGTCAAAGATGATAAAGACTTTGCAAAGATAGCAAAAGAAGAAGAGCAGAATAATATTGATATGTTTGTATCTGCTATTGAGCAGGAGAAGCAGTGGGCTGAGTATTTGTTCAAAGATGGTTCCATGATTGGCTTGAATGCTGAACTGCTTGGTAACTATATTGAGTGGATTGGTCATAAGCGTATGCTGAGTGCTCAAGTTCCTTCACCATACAAAGGTGGTTCTAATCCTTTGCCATGGACACAGAAATGGATCCAAGGACAAGATGTACAAGTGGCACCACAAGAGACTGAGATTACATCTTATATCGTCGGTGGTGTCAAAAAAGACGTAGATGATAACACATTCAAAGGAATGAGTTTGTAATGGGCGAGCATCATTGTGAGAACTGCGATTGCGAGTTTGATGTTGATATAATGAATGAAGAGTATCATTTATATCAAGTAGTACATTGTCCAAGTTGTGGGGCGCCATTAGAGCGTGAGGTTGAATACGACTAAATAGTTGTATGAATGATTATGAAAACCCCTGGCTATATGATGGACAACCTTTTGATGGTGACCAAATTGATGGTTACCAAGGCTTTGTCTATCTTATCGAAAATCCATCTACAAATAAAAAATACATTGGTAAGAAGTTCTTCTGGTCTGCAGCAACTCGACAGGTCAAAGGCAAGAAGAAACGCTATAAGAAAGAGTCTGATTGGAAAAGCTATTATGGATCCAATGACTACCTCAAACAAGACCTTACTGAAGCAGCAAATTATCAAGATACTAAACGGACAATACTCCGTCTTTGCAAGACAAAGGGCGAATGTTGGTACTACGAAATCAAAGAGCAACTAGCAGTTGATGCTCTACTGAGTGACGAATATTATAATGCATTCGTTGGATGTAAAATACATAGGAAACATTTACCGTGAATATAGAATTTGGTTGTGGTGAGACCCCTCATACAGAGGGTTACAAGACTTGTGATGTAAGAGACCTACCTGGTATTGACTTTGTGTGCAATGCCTGGGAAATTGATAAGCACGTTGAGGCTGGCTCTGTTGAGAATATCTTCTCCAGACACTTTTTTGAACATATTACATACTTACAGGGGTTGACTTTTATTCGGTCCTGTCATACTATACTAAAGCCAGGGGGCCAGTATGAAATGCTGTTACCCAACTTTGTGTGGCATGTTCGTCAGTGGTTGTCGGAAGCTAATGTTGCTGGTGATATGCAAGTTGAAGATCCGTTTGAACGAGGCATTGAAGGGCTGTGGGGTAAGCAGCGTGGTGATGTCGATGAGACTTGGGATGTTCATAAGGCTGGCTACAAAGAGTGGCAGATTGAACAATTGTTAGAAGAGAATGGTTTTGAGAACATTGAGTGGATTGACTCTGGTATCAAACATTATCATGTAAAGGCTACAAAGAAATGATTAGATTGTTTATTGGCTCATCGGCCAATGGTGAAGACGCTACTATTGAGGCTGCATATCTAAACTCTATTGAAAAGTACGCATCGACTGAGGTTGATGTAACATTCATGCGGCAGACTAATAACCCAGAGTCATTCTGGCATGGTTGGGCTTGTGAGACTTGGCCAACACCTTTCTCAGGATATCGTTGGGGTATTGCTGAGCATTGTA